TGTATGGTGGCGGTCACCTATATCTGCTTTCTGTAATGAAGAAGGTATACCTGAACAACCATTATCAGAACTATGTTTATGGGATAGTTTCTCATACAATATTGCAGTTACAACCTTTCATCAATTAGCAGGAAGTAAAATTAAATTTCTACAAAGAAATAAGAAAGAACAGCTTGGCAAGTATCTCTTCACTCTAGACTGGTCTGAAGGTGATTTTAATGAATTAGATTTTGGCTATGCATCTAAACCAGATCAGCATAAATGTGGTCATGTAATAGAAATGGATAATGGTAATTTTGCTATACAACCTAATAATAGAATAAGAGTATTTGATTCTAATATGGGTGTTAATTGGAATGAACCACCATTAATTAATAGACTAGTTAATACCTATACATGGAGTGTTGAGGATCAACCTAAATGGACTACTGTAGAAAAAGAAATAGGAGAATACGATTATCAGTACGAAAATACTGAAAAAAATAAAAAAAGTGAAAAATAAATTATTAGTTCACAAACATTTAATCGTAAGGGCAGAAACAATAAGCCCACCTATGGATGAGGAATTTCTACAACAATGGTTAAAGAAATTTATAAAAACTATTGGAATGAATATTATGATGGGACCATATATTAAATATTGTAATATGGTTGGTAATCGTGGTCTAACTGGTATTGTTATAATAGAAACTTCTCATATTGCTATGCATATTTGGGATGAAGTTAATCCATCCTTAATGCAATTTGATTTATATTCTTGTGGTAATTTTAATCCAGAAAAGATATGTGAAATTATAAATACTGATTTTTGCACTACAAAGATTGAATATAAATTTTTAGATAGAGAACAAAATCTAAAAGAAATAAATACAAATAGTTTTAATTATATAGATCATCAAATGTATGATGAACTAGGATATTAATAATTCTACTTATATCTATTGATATAATAGCAGAGGCAACACAACTGCTCCCCAGTGGAATAATATTAATTTAAAACAAGTTATATAATAATGAAAAATAAAAGTACAGTAAATAAAGCTGGTAATTATACAAAGCCATCTTTAAGAAAAAGATTATTTAATTCTATTAAATCAAGAGCAGTTATGGGAACTGCCGCTGGTCAATGGTCAGCACGAAAAGCACAATTATTAGCTAAAAGTTATAAGGCTAAAGGTGGTGGATATAAATAATGATTACAAAAATAAAAAGAGACCCTAAGGTAGGAACAGGTAAAAAACCAAAAGGATCTGGTCGTAGATTATACACAGATGAAAATCCTAAAGATACCGTTGGTATAAAATTTGCTACTCCTATGGATGCTAGACGAACTGTTGCTAAAGTAAAAAGAATAAATAAACCATATGCTAGAAAAATACAAATACTAACTGTTGGTGAACAAAGAGCAAGGGTTATGGGTAAAACACAAGTTGCATCTATATTTAAAAAAGGTAAAGAAAGTATAAGAAGAGAGAGGAATCTGTAATGGCTCTTGCAAAAAGTCAAAAATCCTTAAAGGCATGGGGAGATCAAAAGTGGAGAACTAAATCTGGTAAACCATCTTCAAAAACTGGAGAACGATATTTACCAGAGGCAGCTATTAAATCTTTAACTCCTGCAGAATATGCAGCTACAACAAAAGCAAAACGTGAGGGTAAGAGGCAGGGAAAACAATTTGTAAAGCAACCTAAAAGTATTGCTAAAAAAGTAAAGCAATATAGACAAGTTAATTTATGACAACTAATATTAAAGAAAAACTTAAAAGATATGGCTTAACAAATTTAAATCAACCAAAACGAACACCATCACATCCTACTAAAAAAGCTATTGTCGCTGTTAAAAATAATGGTGGAATAAAGGTTATAAGATTTGGTGATCAGAAGATGGGACATAATTATAGCCCAGAAGCTAGAAAGAGTTTTAAAGCAAGGCATGCAAAAAATATTGCTAGAGGTAGTACAAGTGCCGCCTATTGGGCAAATAAAGTATTTTGGGCAGGACCTGGTGGTTCCGTAAAACAACCTCCTAAAACCCAAAAACATGTTAAGGGTAAGTGAAATATAAGATATTATTTATAATAATAATAATCTTAGTAATAATAATAAAAATAATAATGAATAATCAAACTATATCTAAAGAAAAATTTCCTAAATTTGTATATGATTTAGCTAAAAAGGAAATTATAAAATTTCCAGAAGAATCTATTGTAAGAAAAATAGATCCTGCTGTTGTGGCAACTATAGCTGTAGTAGAGAGTGGGTATGGTCAATTTGAAAACGCACCTACAGCAAAACGTGCTAATAATTATTTTGGAAGAAGAGCAGTTGGTGACGATGAATATCTAAGGGCTGGTGGTGGTGCTAAATTAAAAGAGTATAGTGGGCTAGAAGAAAATATAAAAGATTTTTTATTAATGATGGAAAAAGGAAATTACTATAAAGATTATAGAGCATCATTAGAAAAAAATGATTCTATTCAAAATCAGTTTAATGCAATAGCAAAATCTTATGCTGAGAATCCGCAGTATAGTTTAGTATTAAATAGTATTTATAAAACAGTTATGAAACCAATTAAACAGATGGATAAATTATCTGGAACATATATTAGTACAGGACTTGATGAACAAACAAAATCATTAATGGAAAAGGCATCTCCTTAAAATTTTAAGGGGAAGCTATTACACTCCCCCTCATAGGCAACACATGACAGGCTCCCCAGTTGGAGCCTTTTTTATTTGGAGACTTCAACAAACATCAGCATCCAATATCTTAATATACTTTTTAGGTTTATTACGATACAAAGATGGATTAGCCCATCTCTTTCTCCAAATCCAGTTGTTAAATTTAGCAGAATATTTTTCTATCATATCCATAAAAGGATTATGCCAGAATCTATATTTAAATACTCTGTAACAATTTCTTAATATCATCTTCTAATTTTTTTCCCATTCCATTACAGTGGTTTATTACAGAAGCACAAAGATTACCATGATATTTATAATCCTTTAGTGCCTCTCTAATTTTTCCAACAGGCTTTCCACCATAATCTAATATTATACTATTATCTTTACTAAGTCCAATCTTTAATTCAAATAACAAACCAGTATGTTTATCAAACTCACTTGGTAATTTCTGTGCTAGTTTCACTTTCATAATCATCTCCTTTCTGTTTTTTTACAAAGTCTTTACTTATTCTAGGATCCAAAGCCTCAAGTTTAGATAACATTCCCATTAGTTGAACTACTTCTCCATAAGGTCTTGTCATTAAATATCTAAATATGTTTTGTAGTTGTTCTGATGTTATTAAATATACTTTATCCATTATAAATTTATAGCCTCCTGATACACAAAATTAGTATATATTTTTCTAATAAGTTCTTTATTAAATAAATAAGAATTATCTGAATTTGTTTTATGAAATATATCATTACAGTATTCCACTGTTTCTTCCATTGTTTTTTTATCATTAATACACTCTACTATAATTCCCTCTATTTCTAGCAAAGCATTTTTAACTTGTCCCATTTTATTTAACCTCCATTATTAATCGTTTTAAATACCATTCAGCTTTATATAAATCCTGTAATGGCTCCCCCTTAAATTTATATCTTGATACATATTTTAAGATATTGCCTTTAAGGTATCCGTGATATTCATCATTAGTCATGCAATCACGAATAACATCTATAGTCTCCTTTTTACCTTTTAGATAATGCTTAGGAGAATTAACATTATCAAATGATTTATTTGCCATAGTATTTTTTAACTTCACTATAAGACATAGTTTCTAAATCATAAGACCCATTAGACACATTGCGTTTAATAATTAAACCACTCCACCACATATGCTGTGTACCCTTAGCATACCCTTCAATATGGTTTAAATAACATCCTGCTGATAATGCATGTAGTTTTTTACCATTTGGTAATGTGGAGATTGCATAATCTAAAAGATGACAATGACCAACTGTTGCAGATACTTTATGTTTATTTAAAATAGTTCTTGCAACATTTTCTCCAGATATAGCTGTTCCCATAATTCCAGATGGTAATTGATGAACATAATGCACACCATCAATTATTTTAATTTCTTTATATGGTATTTCTTTCCAACCATACTCTTTGTATTTAAGATTAGAAATTTTTAAAGTCCCCTCAAGTTCTGGATTATCTTGAACTATTCTATCAATCCTATCTTCATGATTACCTAGTATCATAATTTTTTTAACTTTATGTTTACCTAATCCTTTATTAAATTTACTTAGTGCATCTTCTGCGTGTTCTAAATCTTTTTTATATCTCCTACCTTCAAAACACATTTTATTCTTATCATAAGAGCATAATGAATCCATAGATACAAAATCTCCCATACATATTACATAATCAACTTTTATATCCGCAGCCACTCTACCTGCCCATAAAAATCTATCATTGTTTGATTTAGGTGTACAATGAGGATCACCAATTATTAAGTGCGTTGCCATATTAGTGTATTTCGTTATTGTTTTTTGCTTTTAAATATTCAAGAAAGTCAATTATATTGTCTTCACTGAATTTACGTCTTTCTTCATGCTTACCATTAAGACTTTTAGATTTTTGCTCATCTTCTGAAAAACCTTTTAATCCTAAAATGTAAGTCGTATGAGGATCAAGAACGGCTTGTTTAATCATTCCTCTAGCTATAGTAGAACAAAGATTAAATTCTTCTGTAGTCATTTGATTGTTTTCAGATACTATGCCACAAGTAAATCCATGATTCCATGGGGCTACTACTATCTTAACACATCTACCCATATCAACTATATTTTTTTGTTTTGCCATATATTACCTTTCAAGTTTATAAAGTGTTGTGCATCTAAAATTACTAAAGGATTTCTATTGTTCATTTTTAAAAAAACAATAGGATTAAAATCACCATGGCTATCAGCTTGGTCGTAGGCTTTATAAATACTTGTCCATGTTTCATTGTTTTTACATTCAATATCATATGGAAATATTTCTTTAGCCACCTTTGATAATTTAATATCTGCACCACTTTCTCCCATAATTGCTACCCTTATATCGTCATCTGTTAGGGAAATAAATACTTTTTTTAAAGTATCTTTAACCCAATCTTGAAGTCTACGACCCTTTGCTTTTCTACTGCGAATCGTAGTCATATTCTTTTCTAGGATTATTTAGTTCTGTATACCATACCCACTTTGGATTCTTTCCTTGTGATTGTTGTTGGGGCAATAACTGTAATTTATCCCCCCAACATGGTACTTTATATGGACAAAAAGAACATATATTTCCTAAAACTTTATTACCAGTTTCTTTACCACGATAAGTTTCTTTAACCTCATCATAGCACCTTTTAAATGGAACTTTATTAACTAATGCTTTAACATTATCTTTTGCTAATGTCAATGCTTTTGCTTTATATTCTCCATCTGCTACTGGAGTTTCACAAACAACCCACTCACCAGTAGATTTATTAATTACTATCCATCCACCAAAAGGTAAGTTTTCACTTTCAGCATATAGATAGCCTTGTGGTATATAACCAAAGGCATCATCCTTTGCTATTTCTGCAAAGCCACCATTCTCTCCAAACTTTTTTTCAAAAGAATATGGAGACGCACTTTTTATATCCCAGATTTTATTATCAATATTAACATCATAAGACCCCTCAATTTCACTACCATTCCATTTGTATTTAACTTTTTTTTGTTGATTTTTAATATCAATCCCAGAAGATTTAATTACAAATACTGCTAGTGCTTCAATTAAATCCCCAAAAGTATTTCTCATTTTAATATTATAAGGTTGCCCTTCGCCTTTAATATTTTTAGATTCCATTTGTAATTGACATAATGGTCTACCAATATTACTCATACGAATTTGAAATTGAGATGCACGTTCCTCTGAAAATTGCTTACGCAATGCAGATTTACATGCCTCACCAAATTCCTCAACCAGTTTTTCTGATATTTTTACTGGTTGTTTTGCAACCTTATCAAGATATAATTGTACTTTATGGAGAATTGTATTCATTATGATTTAAATATTTCTACAGGATCAGAATCTTCTGCGTCTAGTTTTTCAACTAATTTAGCAGAACTAGCATCACCATTAGTATACTTTTTATCTTTTGCTGTTTTCCATAAGGCAATTACTTCATTATTTTCTTTAGTAATTAACTCTTGAAATACTTGTATTGTAGCCAAATCATCTTCAGTTAATTTTAAATTAGCATCAGTATTAACTTTAATATCTGGTGTATAGAAAGTATTTCCACCTTTCTTTTGCCTTTTTGTATCTATAGTTAATGTACAAGCATACATTAATTTATTTCTTTGATTTATAGACTCAATGGCTTCAGTAACTGGATTATAACTAGTTCCAGTAACTCTCCAAACTATTGGTAAATTCTCAATAGTATGGTCAGTTCCCTTTGCTAATTTACCTTTAAAAGATATTATACCATAAATTAATTTATAACATCTAATTTTTCTTTGTTCAGCTAGAACCTCTGGAGATAGTTTATCTCTATCTTTATATGGAAGTTTTCCACATTTTGTCCCACCTAATATATCTAATGCTTCCTCTTTCCAATTTTTAAATATAATAGACCTATTAATATACTCCCCTTTTTCTGGCTCAAAGTGCATATATTGCATTGCACTAATGAATGGTCTTACAGTAACAGGTTTACCATAAACATTTTCATTTGTATTTGGATCGTAGACTACGAAACTGCCTACAGGAAGTGTATTGCCTTGCTCATCATCTGGATTCCTATTAATTGATAATCTAGGAATATTATTTTTATTCTCAGAACCAGTGTCTTGACCTATTGCTTTTTTAATTTGGTCAACTGACATTGATTTAAGATTTACAACTTGATTTTCCATTTATAATTTACTCCTTATTTTTGAGTTTAGGTTTGACTGTATATCATATTTTGTAGTTAAAGTCAAGTGTTTTTAGAAAAAAAGTTTAATATAAAAATCACTATAAATATAACTAAAAATATTTGTAATATAAAATCTACTAGCATACTTTGGTTACTCCATATGTTGTTATTACTTCAATATTATCTGTTTTAGCATAATATATAATATCATGAAAGTGTGGATGATTTACATTTAAATATAGTTTTTTTGGTAAATCACCAAATTCTGATATTAATTGTTGATATTCAAGATAAGCCCCAAAACTCTCATCTTCAAAATCATCTAATGTTTCTAATAATTGAACCATTATATTTCTCCTTTTATATTTTTAACAAACCTATTTTCTAATGTTTTTTTTAATTTTTTATTAATAGTTTTGTCAGTGCCAAATGTCATGACAGTAACTTTGTCCTTAAACCATTTGCGTACATTTTTTTCTGCATTATCTTTATACATTTATTTCCCCCATTTCAAGCCAATTGACTCCAAGTTTTAATTCGCAATCAAGTGGTACATTAAAGTTAATTCCATAATAATCCTTCATAGCAGGTATTACGGAAGCTGCACCCTGTTTAAATACATTACTCATCACAGCTTCTTCTCCAGGATAAACATCAGCCACAATAGAATCGTGAACTGTGTTGATTAGTAAACTTTTTACCTTATTTTTTCTCATTAGATTATATATTTGAATACAGGCTAAAGGTACAATATCTGCTGTAGCAAATCCTTGTACTGGATAATTTTTAATCTGTGTTCCATAACTAGAACCTCCCCATGGCATTCGTTCAGCATATGGAAAAGCATATTCCCTACCAGTTGGTATTTTTACAACTTTATATTTAATGGCTTGTGTTTGCAATTTATCATGCCATTGTGCAATGTGTTTATATTTTTTTAAAAACTCTGAATAGTATTTCTTTTCATTTTCAGTTCCAGTTACACCACCATATAAAGGTTTAAAAGTATGTGCCTTTGCATCTTGCCGAGAGACACCAATAATATCTGCGGAGTATTGATGAACATCTATTTTATTTTTAATATCTTCCATACCTTGTAGGTCTTGTGCAAGAAAAACAGCAGTTCTAAATTCTAACTGAGAAAAGTCTATTTCAAGTATTTTACCATTATCAAATCTAGATTTAATTACCTTACGAATAGGAAACGTTTTTGCTCGTGGTTGATTTTGAAAGTTTGGGTCACGACTTGATAGTCTTCCTGTTGCAGTAACACACTGCATAAATTTAGGATGAAGTAATCCTTTCTCATTTGTAAAAGATTTAATTCCATCTACAAACGTATTGAGATAAGTTTCTACTGCATTATATCTTACAATAGCTACAATAAATTCTTTTAAGTCTCCCTCACTTTTACTTGCTAATTTTTCTAGTGTAGTTCTATCTGTTCTAAAGCCACCATCAGCAATATCATAGACAGACTTTGGTTTTTGCATAAATCCTGCAATCTTTGCTAACTGTGAATATATTAATCCCTCACCATCACAACTAGAACATTTAGTATAATTCTTAAATTCACTACCATCTTTTTTGATTCTTTTAATTATACCCTTACCATGGCAAGTCATACACTGTGAAGAACTTGTTTTATAAATTGTATCTGTGTGTGCCTTAACTAAATTATTAATTTGATTTATAGAATACTGAGGTCTTCTTCTAGTTTTACCAGTTCTTTCATCAATACCAATATTAAATATTTCTTTCCATTTATTTTTATCTCTAACCTTTTTTGAATATATCAACCAAGATAATTGTTCTGTACTAGATGGATTGATTTTTGTATCCCCCATTTTTTCAAATATGGTCATATCAATTTTTTGTTTTAGATAAGCAAACTCTGCTCTATATTGTTTTTCAACATCAGCTAGTGATATAGTATCAACATAAATACCATTGCGTTCCATATCAATTAATACAAGAAGAAAATCGTTCATCATTTTAATTGTTTTAATTAGACCTTTATCTTTATCTAATTTAAAATCTTCCATTTGCGAATCAAATAATTTTTTAGTAATTAAAACATCATGTCGCCCATACTCCTCAACTATCTCCATAGGTATATCCTCAAATGATATACCCTTATCATAATAGTCCTCAATAGATGTATCTTTCTTACCAATCTTTCTTCTTTTACAGGTAGCATCTAAAGATATACCACGCCTTAATCCTCTAGATAAAACATATTCAGCTATCATTGTATCATAAACTTTACCACTATAATTAAATCCAGATTCTAATAGCCAAGTTAAATCAAATTTTAAGTTATGTCCAATTAATAATGTTGTCTTATCTAGTATAGATTGTATTTCTTTATGTGCATTTTCATCTGCTCGTTGACTATGCTTTATAAAAAAATATTTATCATTAATTCCTACGCTTACTAAATAATTTTTAGGATTAAATGGAAGTGGATCCATTTTTCCATCTTCTGTTTTTTGAAACGTAGTTTCAATATCAAGTGTTGTTATCACATTTACCTTTCAGTTAATCTTCGTATCTACTTAATTGTTTATTAATTCGACAATTAGGCTCTCCATGATATCCATTAATTTTATTCTTACTTATACATAAACTTCTATGCATATCCTCTGGGTCTCGTTCAATAGAATGTTTACCTATACCTATAATTAAATCTGCTTCGGCAGCTTTTCCTGTCTTAGAATTTTCCATCATATCAAACGAAATACTATTTCTGTTATGGGCATCTGCTGATGCTTGTGATATAGCTATAACACAACAGTTTCTTCTTTTTGCTATCTCCCTTGCACCAGTATAGATTGCTCTTAACTTCTCATCAGTTCGTGCAAATGTACCAGAAACATTTATTTTGTCAAGTTGGTCAATAATAATTATATCTGGTTTATGTTTTTCACAATGCGAATCTATATCTTCAATAGACCAATCTACAACATCAAGCATTTTAATATTATCTTTTATTCTAGACCAATCTTTATGTGCTAGTTCTATGTTTTCAATAATCTCATCTTTAGTGTAGCCAGTATAACAATTTATAGCCCTCATCTGTGTTCTTACAGCAGGTTCTTCATTTATAAATGCGTGTACCTTTGCACCTTGTTCAGCGAAACCCTCGGGTGAGGCAACTAAACTTACCCAAAAAGCAGTCTTTCCAGTTTCTGGTCTTGCAAATACAATCATTAAATTACCATTACCAATACCACCAACATTATCTTTTAATATTTTTAAATTAAATTTCCATTTAGTTGTAATATTTAATTGATTTAATAATTCTCCAATATTATTTGTGACAGCATCTATCTGCTCAACTGGTAATTCTTTTTTATAAGAGTCTATTATATTTGATATTATATTAAATTGTGCCGTTTTACCATTATATATTTCAGTAGCTTCAACTGCAATTTGCTGTGCAATATCTCTATCTCTCATTATCTTAATAATATCTCTAGCAACTTCTTCATTAGGAGTTTCTGCATTTTTTATATCTTCAATTAAATCGCTAAAGGTTTCTCTCATTGCTCTTGTTAGGGCAGGATTATATACCTTTGTGTGTAGGCTATATAAATCATCAATCTTAATATCAGATTCATACTTATCGTGTGCTTTTTTTATAGTATCAAAGAGTGAGCCGATATTTCCCTCAAATATATTTCTAGATATTGCACCCTTATACTTATCGTAGAATGTTTTCTTTAATAATAACTTAATCATTTGCTTTTCAATCATAGAACACCTTTCTTATATCATCTGTTGAGTAGTATTTTAAATCATCTTCTAGTATCTTTACCTTTACATTATCAAATCCTATAGACCTTAAATAATTTGCTATGTCATAGGATTTTTTAGTTGCATCTCTATCAAGAGCCACATACAAATTTTTATACTTTGGAATATGTGGTGTAAATTTATCTTGATAGCTTGTTCCCATTAAAGCCATGCCAATCATTACATTTGATACAGCACATGCTGACGCACAGTCTTCAACTAGAACAACATCTTCTCCCTGACCACACCTGAATGGGTAGTCTTTATTTCCATAGATATACCATTTAGGATATACTTTTGAAGTAAGTCCTCGACCAATGGCACCTCGTATATTATCATAATCTTTAATTAAAAATACAACTCTATCTTGCCTTACATCATATCTAAATTCTGCTCTACCCCAAGACATGGATTCCCAGCAATTATTTTTATGTAAATATTCTAATGCTTTTTGATTTGAATGAATAGATTTAAAACTATCTGGCATAATAAATTTATCAGATTCTTTTACTTCTTCAGTATTAAAAGTTTTATATACTTTGTGCATTGATAATTTGTTTTCTTGCTTACCCTTTGCTGAACACGAGGCATGAAAGCAATACCAGTATAAAGTTCCATCATCATTTTTTACTACAAATGTATTTTTATGACTACAAAATGGACAGTCTATTCTAATCTCAGAATCATACTGTACTAATAAATTTTGCACTACTTCTAATTGCTGTTGGTAATTCAATTTATCTCCTCATAGGTTATGAAAATTTTTTTCTTATCATAAAGTTTATCGTACGTTAATACTATCGCATTAGAGTTTAACATTTCTGCTACCTTATTTTCTACACTTGCAACATCAAGAGAGTCTACCTCTGTTATAAAAGACCCAATCCATCTGTAAATAATAAGTTTAACTTTGATTTTTTTCATCGCAGTTGTCTAGCACAAAATATGTCTTAAGTCAAGTTTATTATATTTTAGTGCCAAATACTGTAAAGTCTTTTTCCTTTTCGTTAGTGTCGTAAGTTAATGATACTCCCTTAAGTTCTTTTAAAGATTCATCTCTTAATTTTATATTGTTTTCATCAACAAATAATATTAAGTCATCTAGTATAGTTTCATAATTTGCGTCATTATATGGTGCACCTTGCAGATAATTAGATATAGATTCATTAAATGCTTCTCTCACAGATTCGACTGTAGCTGGTTGTATATTTCCATCGAGATACATTTTATAAATATCTGTTGCTGTTTCTATTAAAACTTTTAAAAATACAGATGGTTTATATTCATTTATATTAAAATGGGCATAGTCTAGCGTATTTTTTATTTTATTTGTCATTTTTACTTTCTTCTTCATCGTGATTAATAATTAAGTGCATGCCATCACCATGGTCATACGTAATTTCAAAATCAATATCATTATCTAATAGTAGTGATATTACTTCATCTCTTGTCATTATATTTTTCTCCTTTCCAAACTTGTAAGTTTAAGTTAAAGCCATGGTCTTGGCTGTCCCATGTAAAAGACCAGTCATTACCATACAATTTTTTTAAAAGTTTTACTAACTTATTTTCATCTTTTTTTTTCATATAATTTATTATTAAATATATATAGTCTTATATTTTATCTCATTACTGGTATAGTTGGCAAGTCTTCATAGGTTGTAAAGATAGCACCTGCACCATTTCCTTCATCGTCCATTGATGGGTATAACATTTCACCATCATCTAAAGTAATAACAATTGACCTAAAGTCCCAAGCAAGTTGTTTTGTTTCCTCCTTATCCATGACTCTAATATCAACAATTTTCTTATTTAAGAGATTTTTTTTAATTTTTTTTACCCACATATCGTCAAATTTTTTTATTTCCGCTTCAGTCATATTAGTTGTTTCTCCTATTATTGTTTATGTTTTATTACATCTAACTATTAATAGCTAGATTTTACTTCGTTAAGATGTTCGTCAAGCACAAGATAAAGTTCTTCTGCAGTGTTTTCTATTAAATCATCTGTAAAGCCTTGTGCAACAGCTTCTATCTTAAAGAATTTTACAATTTTATCTGGGTGAACGTAAATCCCATCTACTGTAGTAAATACACCAGATTTATAATCATCAATTACTTTTTCAGATAAATCTCCAATATACTTTACTTGTTCATATTGCATTTGTCCTCCTTTGTTAAGTGTTTAGTCTATCGTATTTGATTAAAATAGTGTCATGCTCTTGGTTAAAAGGCTTATCACATACGAAATAACAAAGCCTATTCACAAGCCACATACTATTTTGTATCCACATATATTCATCTCCCTCGACCAGTGTCCAAATTTTATTAAGGTCTTGTTTTGCAACAAATTCTTTTTCTTTTCCATAAGTTTCAAAACTATAATTAACATTATCTATTCCACAATAAGTTCCATTTTTATCAATGTGGTTTGGAATAGGTTTATATGTTTCAAACCATTTTACAAAATTTATTTTTTTCATTTATCCCCCTCAATAGCTTTAAGTGCTAATAATTCTTCTTCCTCCCAACTAAAATAAAAATCTATTAGCTTTTCTCTTGCGACCTCAAGTAAATCTTGATGAGACATAACTTGAAGTCTCTGTTCTATAAAATTATAAAGTTGTTCTTCTTGTTTTTCTGATAAATTATTGTTCAAGTTGTGCCTCCCCTAATTGCCACTCACAATCGTCATTATAAAAATAATTAGGATAGTTTTCTTTCATAAATATATCCTCACATTCAAAACAAACATATTCACCCCAAGTATCACAATTTTTACATTCTTTATTTGGTATAATAATCATCAACACCGCCAATCCAAAGAATATATCTATATTTCATTATTCTACCTTGTTTATATTTACTTGACAATCGTCACCATATTCAGTTCCTTCAAAAGAAACCCTATAATCATCTCCCTCATAGCTATTGGGTTTATCTAAACTCACATTACTTATACAATCACTTATTTCATTGTCATCAAGTTTAACATCACTCTCAACAATAAAATGTCTTGAGTCTTGTGAGTATTCCTCTACCTCATATTTGTATTTATATTTTTTAGTCATTATTCTATCTCCTTTGTTGTTTATTGTTATTGTTTAACATAACTATTCCAGTAATGTCCTTTTACTATTAGTAATAAGGATTTATTTTGTTTATGTTTTTGTAATACTCCTTGTACTAATAATTTTTTTATTGCACGACTAACAACAGCACTAGTTAAATTTAATCGTTCTCTCAATAGTCTTATTAAAACTCTTGGTTTTATACCCTTAACTCTTTTTGATTCATCATTATCATTGTCTTTTATTAATTTAACAACATCATCAAATACTAAACTAAAATTATTTTGTCTTTTATTTTTAAAATGTAAATCACAAAATGCACTAAACCATAGATTCCATTCTTCCTTATCACTCCAGTTAGGTGCGTTCTCGTGACCAGTATATTTAGTGTTGCTCATATGATATAGTTAAATTATTTTTATTCCAACAAGCCCTACAATCACGACATTCTCCATCTTGTTTTAACGCAGGGCAAGGTATATATTTTGTTTTTTCAGTATGAACAGCACTAGTCCATTTCCAAAATGTAGGTGGCTCTCCATCTACTTTAATTGCTGATGCTCTAATAATTAAATTAGGGGGTAGGTCATCTTCTTTAATCTGTGATAGTATATCATATTCTCTAGTAGGTAGCCAATGGTTTATATCTGGAGTGTTCTTGCATACTTGAATAATCTTTTGTAAGTGTTCAAGAGATTGTAAATCACCAGAATCAAACCATCTAAAATATTTTTTTTTATCTGTTATATTTTTATATTTTAATTTAATTAACATAGTCATAGCGTCAACCCAATACGGCTCGTTCATAGCTTGAAGTCTTTTTTCATGTGCTAATTTTACATTGTGCATTACATAATGCCCTTTGAGTGCATAGCAACCATTACATACTGTGCCTTTTATTTTTGCTAATTTACTTCCTACATTACATTTTTTTGCAGATATTCCAAAAGAGTATGATGGCATTTTACTTGTGTTTGATAATGTTCCAAGCTGTTCCTGTAATGTTTTAATAGTTTGTTTAATCATAAAGACCTAGAATCAAATTCTATACTGCAATCATCACAAAAAAAGAATGCGTTACCATCATTGTAAAATATATCCCTTGTATTTATTACTGATACATCTACATCTCCAGTCATTTCTTTATCAATACTTACTGACCTTTCTCCTTTTAATATTGCTTTCCAAGCACCATCTTTGTCTTGGTTATAAGTTATATTAACCCATGAATTGCCATCTACATCTGGCAAGTATTTTATATTAGTTGATTCACAATTTATACATTTTAGTGCCATATATTTCTCCTTTAAAACCTACAATATTAGCACATAAAATCTGGTGTGTCAATACCAGTATACTTTGCAAATACTTTTTTTTCTCCAATATAATAATTTCTATAAGATGTAATGTAGCTATTTGTTTTATATTTATCTGGCATACATAAAGGTGGTATTAAAAAATTAATGTATTCAAATTTATTTTTTACGTGGTCTTTCAATTCGGTTAGCTTATTTAATATACGACTTGTGCTGTGTATTCTATTCTTATATCTATAACTATATTGATTAATTAAAAATTTTAATAAGTCTAATGACCATTGATAATTGCCTAAAGAATTTCCTACCCATATTGTCATAGGGTGTTTTGGGAAAGCTGGTTTATATAATTCATTATTCATACCGCAATGTCTTTGATATGCTGTTGATAACATCTGTGCTGTTTCTAATATCATTTTAACTACATGCTTGTCGCAGTGATACCTTGCACATACTTCGGGGTCTCTATGTAAATGAAATATGTTCATAGTTGTTTAAATAGATTTTGCACAAAGGTTAATATATTTTGGTCTTTTAACTTATTAGTTTCATAAGCTAATTTAAACATATCATATAATTTATTTAAGTGCAAGTGATTAAGGTTTGCTCGGTCGCACCACTCTTCGTAGTCTTTTGAAGTTAAGAATCGTATTGCTTCTTCTTTTAATTGTTTTTCTCTTCTAAAATTATCTGGTGATGTCTCTCCAACGGAATCAAGCCAAGCCCTTATTAGAACTTGTCTAGCTAATTCATTTTCTTGAGTAAGTTTTACTTCGTAGTATGATTCCATAATTATTTATTATCTCCTTGTTATTAATAAAATATTTATTTTTTAAATTGATTGACGCAAATGAAAAAATATGATATACTATCGTGTCGGTCTAGGGGGGGTTATAATATATAATATAACCTTCCCCTAGTAATATTGTCGAATGATTTAATAACTATAACCAGTCATTAAACATTTAACATATAAATCCCCCTTTGGGAAATCTTTGTACTTTTTTTTGAGACCTCTTAAATTACGAATAGCCTCATTAAAACTTTCTCCCTTAATTAATATATTATCATATTCTGTTATATATAAATATTGAATAGAATTAGTTTTATATGTCATATCATTTTCTCTACTGTTGATAACCAATAATGTACTCTTGATTTAAAGGCTATAAATTTATTTGCTTGGTTTAAATAGGCTTCATTAAAAACTGAGTCTCTAGATTTTATTCTAGTAGTGTCTTTAAGAATTATATCTATCCATCTGTCGTATCTGTGATTATCAATTTTGATTTGGTGTATATCTTCAAAATTAAATTTCACATATTCTTCATGTTTAACTATTGCCATAAACTATTGCCCACTAGCTACTTGTCTTGAAGGTGAATCAACAATAACTGCATCTACCCACCAGTATTTGCTTTTCTTAATAGCAACAAAGTTTCTTTGATTTCTTCTCCAAAGTTCTAACATGTCATTAGTATGCAAAAGTATTCCACTATAATCAACATGATATCCATTTTCTATTCTGCTAATATGAATAGTATATTTATCTCTTGCTGTACCTTGTTCTTGATATAAATATGATATATCATCAATAGAAAATTCTACATGTTTTGGTAGATTATTTTCTTCTACATACTCAGTATTTTGCCAAGTATCTTCTGTTCCTACTTTTCTTCTTTCCATTCTCATATGTTGTCCTCTATGTTGTTTGGTTAAATAAAAAAGGCGTACCTACGATTAATAGATACGCCTTTAGTATATCACAGTGTTATATTGTTGTCAATCAATTTACTGACACTCTTGCTTGTGAGCCACCCATTATAACTGCTAGTTTAGCTTTCGTTGTAATATTTTTTACAGCGTCTCTAACTTTAGCGTCATTCTGTATCAATGAGATAGCGTCATCAGATAAACAAACTAAATCTGTACTAGTACCACCAATTAAATGTAATGGGGCATCAGTCCAAACTTTCTTAATTTGCTCTTGAGTTTTTGCAAATTTTATTAATGAAGTATATGCTTCAAGTCTTTTTCTTTGAGCTTGTTTTCTATTATCTAATGATAGACAAACCTTCTCAAATGCAAACTTAATTTGCATAATACTTTCAATTGTTTTTGTATCAACTGCTATTCTTTGATAATTGCACGACCTATTTGGGCGAACAAAAGACCAATTATCTTCTCCATCTTTTTCAACCCATGCGTCTCGTAGCTTTTCTGCTTTTTGTCTGTGTTCAGTATAAGTAGAATAGGTATATCTTTTAATACCATAATCACTAGGGGTATTATACTTACCCTTATAGTCTACATCTACATTTGCTGATAGTAGTGAATCATATTCAAGTACCTCAAATATTTTTTGATTTGGTTGAGACTTATACTCAAATTCCAATCCATGATTAACCGAGGTATCCTTAAAAATTATACACATATCTTTGTGAGTACAATCATACTTCGCAAGAATGTCCATATCTTTTTTAGGATATTTGGATTCAACAACTTTTCTAACAATTTCATGTATGTTAGTTCTAGTTTTGTAATAATTATCCTTTGCTATTTTATAATTATAATCATGGTCTATTACTTCTTCTACGCCTTTCCTATGATTATATTTAGTTGAAACAGCTGGAGTTCTCATTACAGCTTTAACTGCTTCATGTAGCAGGACTTCCTTATCTGCTTTCAATAGGCGAGTTTGCTTTTCCATATGTTCTCCTATGTTTATGTTGATTTTATCCTTGATTGCTATAAACAAAAAAGGCACTACCTAATTAAAGATAGTGCCTCATTATATCAAGCTGTATGTACTATGTCAAATAGTAGTATTTATTTTTTGAATTACTGCAACATCTCCAGCTATGTAATCCCCCATAACGGGTACACGATTTGCTCTTGTTAGCCAATTATACCAAGCACAGTTTGCTTTGTCATTTAGTTTTTTATTTTTTAACTTACCCTCTCCATCAATAAGAATTTCAAACGAACGCTTTGAAAAACCAGTTATGAATCCTTTTTGTATTTGTATTGTATCTGCATTAATTAATGGATATATTTTAATCCAGCTTCTATCTGTTCCTAAATCGTGTTCTTCTTCGGAGTTATCTGTTCTCCAAATTAAAACTTTATATTTCTGCATTTTCTTTCATAAGTTTTTTAAGATTACTAAATTTTACCTTATGCAAAGCCGTAATCCTAACTTCATCATTATTAAGTAAATCATTGATTTTAAATAGTTTTCTACCTATAGAAATCCATTTCATAGTTCTATAATTAATATTTCTATAAGACTTTTTATTTAAATCAAATGCACAAAGATAATGTTCTGGGTTTGTAGTTTGTCCCTTACCTTTTAACTTTGTGTAAGTTCCTTCTGTTGTTTTAAATTTTGACCTAGCAACTTTGTCAAATTTACCAACACGATACTCACCATTTTTTTTAATGAAACCAACTCTAAATTTTTTAGATTTAGTTTCTTGTATTAAACTAGAAATAAATGTAGGGAAATCTCCTACAACTATTGCTTGTTCCATTATGTTTCTCCTATGTTATTATTAAACCTTTTATGTGAGTAAGAATGCAGGTTTTCCCCTTCTTACTCACTTTTATTTTATGCAAGGTTTCACCACTGGTGTTTTCTTTTCCAAAGTTTGTACTTCACTTCAACCAACACTCTTAAAATAAAAAAGGCGTATCCAAATTAATGAATACGCCTTAATTATACTTTAATATTATACTAATGTCAAATTATCTTTTAGATAATTTATTTTCTAATTCTTCAATCTGCTTTCTTATCTTTGAGTATTTTATATTATTAATTGCATCAGCTGTTAATTGAATACACATTATAATTAATAAATAAAGTATTATAACACAAGCTATCGTAGCAAGTATCCACATAATAGTTTCCATATTTATCCTTTATTATTTTTTATTCATCTAATTCTTGTTGCTCATAAATATTACTAGGTATTTCAATAGCAACAGTATTTTTTTCCCAAGCACTTATATCACTATCCCAATAGTAAAGGCAGTCTTTTGCCTTACGCATATGATAGTGCATTTCTGCTGTTGGCTTATCATTTGATTCTATTTCAAGTAATGCTTGTAATAATTCTCTACGACAAGACCTTTTCCATTTTGAAAATGGATTGTTATTATCTAGCATTTAATATCTCACATTCTTTTTTATATAATGTTAGGGTGTGTAGTTAGGGGAGTACTCGATTACAAGCCAAAAAACCTAACTACACAGATTATAATATAACAAATTTAATTTAATATGTCAAACTGATTGTTGTTGAGAAAATATTTTATTAAATATATTTTCATCAAGTATATTTTCTCGTGGTACTTTTACACAGTCGGGACAGTTTTTTGTATAACTTGCGTTTTCTCCCTCTATCTGTACTCTAATTGTTATATAGTTATTACCCTTACAAGTCTTACATATTTGCTGTATCATTTGTATTTCCTTTCTATTTTATAATCAATCTAATAGCACCATGTACTCATTTGGAAAGTTTTTAATAAACCAATCCAAACCTTGTCGGTGTGTTTTCCAATCTTGGAATTGCTCACAACCCATAATTAAATCATAGACTGCAACAGCAAACCAAGGTAATACACAGGTGCTTCCACTAAAACGATTTGCAACTTGTATTTCTTTTCCCTTATCAATTTCCAAATCTAAACTGAATGGAATTTTATAAGTTTTATTTTTCCAAGTTATCTCTCGCTTCGTATCATACAGCTTCATCATTTTATTCCTTTCTATTTTTGTTTAGTCTTACGCAGTTCTGCATAGTACGCCTTAAAATGATTTACTCTTTTATTATCTAAAAAGTAAATCAATTCTTGAATAATGTCTGTCTTTTCTATATCATTAAAGTCAGAAAAATTATCCGAGAATCTTATACCCATGACTTCTTTGAAGTCTTTATCAACCTTAAATGTGATTGAATAAGAATTATTTGGAAGTTGTATTACATTATTTATTAAATTTAATTTTGGCATTAATCTTTTTTTTTATTTTTTTCTTCTTGTAAGTCTGACTTAAATAATGTTTCTACATATTGCGTGTAATAAAATTCTGAATCTTTTGAGTTCTTACTTTCTAAAGATTTTTTTAAATATTTCTGTGCTTGTTTTTCTAGTTTAGTTTTCATTACATTAAAAAGTTTATGTATAAAGTCCAAGCCATACAGTAAAGTAAGAAGCAAGATACTATGATAATTGGTATTATACGCATTAGTTAGTTTTATATATTACAAGTAAAGCAAGAATTGCTACAACAATAACAATTAAGATTGATATACTTGTTTCAGTTATAATCATAATTATAGCACCTATTATACATGGTGCTTTTTTTTATGTCAAATAAAAAAGCCCCCACAAACTTAATTGCAGGGGCTTCATTTATTATGTCCTCATTTTCAGGCAATTGCACCTAAAATTAAACCAAGCAAAAGCCAGAAAACGATTGTTCCAAAAACCATAGACATTGTCTTTTCTCCTTTCTTGAGTTTATAAAAGTACAATATAGCCGTGGTCTTGTTATGTCAAGTTGAATTATTTATATTGAAAAAACTTGTAGTTGTTCTGTTCGGTCTTGGTTTGTGGGAATTGTTTTAAGTATTTTTGAATTGATAGTTCTTTATTTTTTTTGCTGTTTAATACATACCAATAAGTTGTCCCCTTGTTATCTATTCCAATTGTATATTTATAGTTTATGACTTCAAATAAATTTAACTGTGTCATTTTTAATAGTCCCCCATGTTAAGTAATATTCCTAGAATACCAATTCCAAGTCCTGTTATTATTAAAGCAATTAAAATAAATTCACTGGCTATCATTTATTTTTTTTAAATTTATTTAATTGAATAAGGTTATTAATATGATTATTTAATTGATGTTTTTTTATCATTCTATTATTTAAAAAGTTGTCTAGTTTATCTATTAAATATAAAATCAATCCGACTGTTAAAAAGCAAAAAAATAAAATAATTACCCATATTAGTTCGTTGTCTAGTGTCATGTTATTTTTTTAGTTGATTAAATTAGTTTTATTATATATGCAAAAATTGCATAGGTCAAGGGGGTGGCTATGCAAAAACTGCATAGCTCATAGGTTGTACTCGTATAGGTTGTAGCTGTACTCGTTTTGTTCTATTTCTTAACAGTGTTAAGGATATACATATTAATATGAGCCATGCAAAAATTGCATAGCTGATATTCCTATATGTTATTGACTTAAAAAAATTAGTGTGTTAAAAAGTAATTACTAACAACAAATAAAAACACATGACAAAAACAGAAACAAAAAAAGAAACTAATGAAACTAAAAATTTCATGGATTCTTTAAAAGCTAATGAAAGTTTAAAAAGTGTACTTTCAACAGCTTTAAAAAATACTCAATCTTTAATGAGTGTTTTATTGCCAAAAATTGCAACAGCAATAAAAGATTTAATTATTGAGTTTAAAGCAAAAAACAAAAACAATACAAAAACCAATGAGACTGATTTAATTCAAGTAAAAGCATTAAGGGAACATGCTTTTCAGCTTGTTAATTACAACAGAAAAGAACAGTTAAACACAGCGTTTGAAATGGTTGTCACTAGAGCAATAAGACTGGCTTTAATGACAGTTGATTATTCAAACGAATTTAATGTTGATACTAAAACCAATTCGGTTTTTGTAATGAGCAAAATAGCAACGCCTTTCATAGTTGAAAAACTAGAGGGGCAAAAATCTGCAACGAAAAAAAAGCCGAATACCTCGACTGAATTAGTTGAGATTAATACAGGGATAATTGACAAGGTTTTTAGAGTTAAATATCCAACAAAGGTTTTAAGACGAGCAAAAACTAAAGACGAAAGCCCAGAATATACTTTAAAGGATATGTCAGTTGCTTTCACTAAAAACTTTAGATTAGCTGTTGCATATGCAAGTCAGAGAAAAGTAGATTTTTTTGATTTGATTGATGATGAGACAGTTAAGACAATAGTTGAAATGAAAAAATTACTTGATACTAATTTAAACCAAGTAGTTAATTTCAATAATCAATTCCAAGTAAATATTGATGGAGATGGAATTGAAAAAAGAGAAACTGAAAAAATAGTTATTAACAAATAATTAAAGAATAATAATCAAGCCCCCTTGGCTAATAACCTCGGGGGCTTTTTTTTTACCCCCTCTAAAATATTCTAGCATATACTCAAATTAATTCGTAAGTACTTACCAAGTAATTGCTAGGGTACAAAATCCAATTCCCCCTCAATTCCCTTTAGGTGTAAATTTGATTTTACTTTTAAAATAAATTGCCAATTAATTTTTAGGAATATTTTTAGATATATTTTTTGAGATTATTATTGATATTTGTTTAGGGTATATCTGCAAAATAGCCAAGGGGTACGCAGGGGACACATGGGGGGTGTACCTAGGTATGTATGTACTCATGAGAAAATCTTAAAAAACCTTGTTAAGTACCTTTGGGCTATATCTTTGGGTATATATTCCAAATATTCCAGGCTATATTCTAAGGAATCCCCTAAGGTATATCTAGGGGGAAATACCATTTTACCTGTATTATAGATATATATCCCCCCTGGGTATTCCTATGGAATATTATACACACCATAATCAATTTTGTCAAGACATAATTAAAATATATTTTTAAAAGATACTTGACAATCTAGCCAAATGGTGTATAATATATAAATTATGGGTCTATCAAAGGGATCACACACAATAAGCTAATTAACTAATAGCCGAGGATTGTCACTGATACACCCACAATATTTTGGCTGTAGCCATTTTAAATAAATATACTATGGAAAAAAAATACGAAGAAACAGATTTATTATACGATAATAGTTATGAAGATGACTATGACATGCGTAAAAGTCCTAATCCATTAGGAAGAGGTAAAGGTCTTTCTCCAAAAGAATTAATGGAAAAGGATGATACAATTACTTCACGATCTGGTGATAAAGCCAGTTATAATTTTCGCATGAGTCCAAATCCTCTTGGTCGAGGTAAGTTTTCGAATATGAGTATGTCTGTAACAGAACGAGAAACAATTGAACCTAAAATATCTGGTAAACTTGACACACCAGTATTGAAAGATTTTAAAACTGCATTTAAAGAAGCTAGAAAAAAAGGAGTAGAAACTTTTATGTATGGTGGTAAAAAGTTTTCTACAGCAACTGCTGAAGATGTAAAAAAAGCAGGATATAGTAATTTAAAAGATTATCTAAATTCTAAATTTAAAAAGAAAGTGCAGAATGAAACACCAATGGACTTATCATAGTATACATAATCTTCCATTTAATGAATTAATGGAAATTGTAAATGCTAGACATGGATTCTACTATAATAAAAACTCCAGAGAAAAACTTAACCGATATGCAAGAGAAATTCCTCGAAGCATTATTCGGAGAAGCGAAAGGAAATCCAAAACACGCAGCCGAAATAGCTGGATACTCAGAAACAAGTTATCCAAAGGTAATTAGAAATTTAAAAAAAGAAATTATAGAATTGGCAGAAAACTACCTTGCCTTCCACTCTGCCAAGGCTGCTTCACGCATGGTCGACCTTTTAGATGAAGATGGTACCACACCACAAGCAAGTGTCAGACTAGAAGCAGCCAAACAAATTTTAGATAGAATAGGTGTATCAAAAAAAGATCAACTTGATATTAATATGAAATCTATATCAGGTATTTTTGTACTTCCAGCAAAAGATGGAACCATTAAAGATTAGAAGAAAAAGTAAAACTATTCCATTTGGATTTAAATTAAGTGATGATCCAACTTATTTAGAACCTATTTCATCAGAATTACAAGCATTAGATGAAGCTAAAAAATATATTAAAAATTGTTCATATCGAGAAGTAGCACAATGGCTTACAAAAAAAACAGGTAGATATATATCTCATGTCGGACTTAGAGAAAGACTTAACAGAAATACAACCACCGAAGCCAAAGAAGAAAATAACACAAAGACAGAAAGCTAAAACTTCTGCAAAAGAGGCATTAGATAGAACAAGAGAAAAAGTTGCAAGATTAGAACAAAGTTTACGATCTGCAAAAGAGCATCATCAAAACGTTAAAGAAAAATTAATTACAGTTAATAAAGCATTAGATGGTAGTGAAACAAAACTATTAACTGAAGATGTTATTAATGATGTTCCTAAAAATATACAGGAACATATTAAAAATCAAGAAGTAATATTTAAACCAAATGATGGTCCACAAAGAAACTTTTTAGCTGCATCTGAGCGAGAAGTTTTTTATGGTGGAGCAAGAGGTGGTGGTAAATCATACGCTATGTTGGTAGACCCACTACGATATTGTAATAAAACACAACATCGTGCATTACTTCTTAGACGTACAATGCCAGAGTTAAGAGATTTAATTAATCATTCTCAACGATTATACTCTAGAGCATTTCCAGGAGCAAAATGGAGAGAACAAGAAAAAGAGTGGAGATTTCCATCAGGTGCAAAGATAGAGTTCGGTTATGCGGAAAACATGACCGATGTATTAAGATACCAAGGGCAATCTTACACATGGATAGGAATAGACGAGTTACCTCAATATCCTACTCCAGATATTTATAATTTTCTAAGATCATCACTTAGATCTGTAGATCCAGAATTACCCGTTTTTATGAGGGCAACAGGCAATCCTGGAAACGCTGGTTCACAATGGGTTCGAGAAATGTTTGTTAATCCATCGGAACCAAACGTACCCTTTTTTGTTTCTGTTGATACTCCAAATGGTATAAGAAAAATTACAAGAAGATTTATTCCTGCAAAATTACAGGACAATCCATACTTAATGCAAACAGATGATTATTATATCATGCTTGCATCTTTACCTGAAGTACAAAAAAAACAATTTTTAGATGGCGATTGGGATGCATTTGAAGACTCAGCATTTCCAGAATTTAATAAATTAAAACACGTTGTTGAGCCATTTGAAATACCTAAAGGATGGTATAAGTTTCGTGCTGCTGACTGGGGATATTCTTCTCCTGCTTGTGTTCTTTGGTTTGCTGTTGATTATGATAATAATCTATGGATATACAGAGAACTTTATATAAAAAAAATTACAGCAGATTTATTTGCAAAAAAAGTTTTAGAATTAGAAAATAAAGAACAAATTGCATACGGAGTATTAGATGCAAGTACTTGGGCAAAACGAGGAGATGTAGGTCCTTCAATTGCAGAAACAATGATTCAATCTGGATGTCGTTGGAGACCATCTGATCGTTCACCAAATAGTAGAATTAGTGGTAAATTAGAATTACATAAACGTTTAAGTTTAAATACAGATACACAAGAACCAGGAATTAGGATATTTTCAAACTGTAGAAATTTAATTAGAACACTTGGAACTATTCCAAATGATACATCAAATTTTGAAGATGTAGACACCACTTCAGAAGACCATGCATATGACGCATTACGATATGGATGTATGAGTAGACCTATTCATCCATCTACAGGTAAAACATTTAGAGGAATCGGTTCAACACATGATTTTGTGCCAGTAGATAAAAACTTTGGTTACTAAAGGAAAAAAATGAAAAACTCAAATAATACATTATTAAAAGGAAAACAAAAAAATCTTCCTCCCTTTTTAAAAGAAAAGATATTAAAGGCAAAAAAGAAAAATTCTATTAAAAAGAAAAAAAATGCCACTGTCAAGTAAGGGAAAAAAAATAATGAAAGCGATGAAAAAAGAATATGGTGTCAAAAAAGGACAAACTGTATTTTATGCATCTGCTAATAAAGGCACTATCAAAGGTGTCAAAAAAAATTCCAAAAATAAATATTAAAAACTTTCCGTATCCTCTCGTATTATTATATTGGGAGGATATCACAAGTCATTCACATTGGGAAGATATAATAGAAATTAAAAAGTCTAAAACTGCAATTTGCTGTAGCGTAGGATGGCTTGTTGAATCAAATAAAGATACAACAGTTATAATGGCAGATTATAGTTTTGAGCAAGACAATACTATAAAAGACGGGGGATCTTACACCACTATACCTACAAAAAATATTATATCAATTAAACAATTATTAAAATAGGAGCACATCATGGGTCGAAAAATTAAAGTACAAACTGCATCAGAATTACTAGAAGATATTCGAGAAAAAATTGACGAGTTAGAAGATAAAATTTATGAACTTGAAAATAATGAATCTGATCAATCGGAAGATAATGAAGATTCAGATGATGAAGATTTAGATGATGAATCCGAGGAGGATAAAGAGTAATGGTAGAAAAAGTATTTAATCCATTAGCAAAAGTAAAACAAGGTGATCATAATGGTTCTGTTGAACTATCAATGAAACAGCCAACTGTTAACATTGATTTTTCTAAACACGCACCAAGAAAATATGAATCTGAAAAAATATTAGGGGAAATGAATTATCCTAAAGCTAATAAAAAACAGAACGTACAATCAGAATTGTTTACTAAAGCTGACGAAAAAGATTACTAACAAGGAGAACTAAATGAAAAATAAAATCATGCAAGGTGAATTATCATCTGCTGCTGAATCTAAATTAATTAGATACGGACTAGAAATTGATGCAAATAAAAAACTTATGCAAGGAGAAATGGCTCCTGCTGAATTTGCAAAAAAAAAGTCTAAGTCTAAAGTAGATTCTAAAATATTTTCAATGGCAGACGAAAGAGATTACTAGTAGTTATTTAAATGAAAGACAACCAAGATAACGGTAATAATCAATTTACAGATTATAGTAATCTTGTTGGTCATATAAAAAGTAAATTTCAAGAATCTGAAACTTCTAAAATATATGATGAAAAACGTTGGTTACAATCATATAGAAACTACAGAGGAATATATGGTCCTGAAATGGCTTTTCGAGATAATGAAAAGTCAAGAGTATTTGTTAAAATTACTAAAACAAAAGTACTAGCAGCATTTGGACAAATTATAGAAGTTTTATTTTCACAAGGTAGATTTCCATTAGGAGTTAAACCAACTACTGTACCAGAAAATAGTGTGCAATATGCACATTTAGATCCTCAAGCATCTGGTAAAGATGAAAATAGATTACCACAACCTAAAGATATTATTAGAGATATTTATGGGTATGAAGGTGATGGTAAAGAAATTAAACCTGGAACTACTGCAAGTGATCTTATGCGAACTCTCGCACAAGATTATGATCAATTAGGATTTGAAGAAGGTTCAGCTAAACTGGGTCAACCACAAATAGAACCAGCAAACTTAGCAGCTGAAGCTATGGAAAAATTAATTCATGATCAATTAGAGGAATCAAGTGCAGTAACAATAATGCGTCATACATTTTTTGAAATGGCATTATTAGGAACAGGAGTTATTAAAGGACCATTTACAAACACAAAAATGTATCATTCATATGATAAAGCAAATGGTTTAAATATACATATTACAAAACAAAAAACAATACCTAGTATTGAAGCAGTATCATGTTGGAATTTTTATCCAGATCCAAATGCTACAAATATTAATGATTGTGATTATATAATTCAAAGACATAGTTTTAATAAACAACAGTTAGCTGATTTAAAAAATAAACCTATGTTTAATAGTGCAGCAATTGATGCATCATTAGAAGCTGGACCTAATTATCAAGTTAGAGGATTTGAATCATCTCTTTATGACAGAGAAAATATTACAAGTGTATATAAAAATAGATTTGAAGTATTAGAATACTGGGGAATAGTAAGTAAAGATATAGCAGAAAATTATGGAATTGAATTAGAAGATGATCAACAATTTGTACATATTAATGCTTGGATTTGTGGAAATAATATTTTAAGAGTTGTAGAAAATCCATTTACTCCAAAACGTATTCCATATTTAGTTTGTCCATATGAAGTAAACCCATATCAATTTTTTGGTGTAGGTATTGCTGAAAATATGGAAGACTCACAGCAAATTATGAATGGTCATGCAAGAATGGCAATTGATAATTTAGCACTATCTGGTAATTTAGTATTTGATGTTGATGAAACAATGTTAGTACCAGGACAGGATATGAAAGTTTATCCTGGAAAAATATTTAGAAGACAAAGTGGTCAAACAGGTCAAGCAGTTCATGGATTAAAATTTCCAAATACAGCACAAGAAAATTTAATGATGTTTGATAAGTTTAGACAACTAGCAGATGAAGCTACTGGTATTCCTTCATATTCACATGGAACAACTGGTGTAATGTCAACAACTAGGACTGCTTCTGGTATGTCTATGTTAATGGGTGCTGCTGCATTAAGTATTAAAACAGTTATTAAAAATATTGACGATTATCTTTTAAAACCTCTTGGAGAAGCATTATATCATTGGAATATGCAATTTAATGATGATACTCCAGAAATTAAAGGAGACTTAGAAGTTAAAGCAGAAGGAACAAATTCTTTAATGCAAAAAGAAGTAAGGTCACAACGATTAATTACTTTTATGCAAACAGCTGCAAATCCTGCTTTAGCACCTTTCGTTAGATGGCACACATGCTTACGTGAAATTGCAAAATCTTTAGACATTGATCCAGAACAATTAATTAATGATCCAGAGAATGCACAAATCTATGCACATATAATGGGGTTAGCAAATGGAAATCAAGTTAATAGAAACGCTGTTGGAGGACAAGGTCAAATGGGATCGCCTATGTCAGTTCCTCCAGGGGCTTCGCCAACAGATCCAACAGGAGTTGGAGGTGGCAACATCGGAACTGGCAGTGTACCGATGCCAGGGGAAACTGGCTTTAGTGCGGCAACTGCTGAACCTACAGGAAGCGAATAAAAAAAATAAAGAAAAAGAATAAATGGCATTTACACTCAAATTACTACAAAACGGACAATACGCACTAGATACACAAGATTCTTTTGTATCTACTATGGCTCCAAAAATTAGTTCAGCAGAATTTGAGGCATACAGTGGTCAAAAAAGTACAGCTGCAACAACTGGTCAAGAACTAGTTGGTTCAACAAATCTTGCAGAACAAACACAAAAAGTTTTAAGAGAAACTCCTGGTCAATATCAAACAGTAATTGATCCAACTACAGGAGAAACAAAAACAACTGCTAAAGGTCAAGAAATTACTCAAATTAAAGATACTATTTCAACTTTACCTAAAGCACAAGCTGCACGTTCACCAAGAGAAACTTCTTTAGATAAAGTTCAAAGAATTTTAGGATCAAGTCCAGCACCATCTACTGGTTTTAATATGGATGAATATTTTGGTAGATTAGAAAATATTCAAAAGCAAGCACAAAAAGCACAAACAATTAATACACTAATTAAAGCAGGTGGAGATATTGGAATGGCTTTTTTAAAACAAAATTATGGTGGATTTAAAACTCCTGACTTTACACCATTAACTGGCGGAAGTTTTCCTGGAGGTGGAGGTTTCTTTCAACAAGGAACTGGAACTACTCCAACATTTAGTCCAGGCGTAGGAGCAGGTCTGGCTGCTGCAGGGACATTTTTACAAACAGGCGATGTAGGCAAAGCTGCTAAAGCAGGTGGTGCTTCATATATTGGTGGAACAATTGGTACATCTGTTGGTGGTCCAGTTGGAGGTGCTATTGGTTCTGCAATTGGTGCAGCTATTGGATGTTTCTTACCAGATACATTAATTACAATGTCTAATGGTTCTACTAAAAAAATTATTGATATTGATTTAAAAGATAATATAGCTATTGGTGGAAAAGTATTTGCAACTGGTAAATTTTTAGTTAATAATTTATACGACTATAAAGGTGTTAAAGTTTCAGGTAGTCATTTAGTAAATGAAAATAATAAATGGCTAAGAGTTGAAGATAGTAAACTTGCCATTTCACTTGGAAACAATGAACACATTGTTTATACTTTAGGAACTGATAATAGAAGAATTTTAATTAATAATATTTTATTTACAGATTATTTTGAAGTAGAAGATCAAAATAATTTGTTTAAATATGGAGATTCATATTTTACTAACTGGCAACAATACACAAAAAATTTAAGTAATAAAAATATAAATATATTAAATAAATTTATATAATACTTTTTGTATTTAATGCAATTTAGAAAATGGAATTTAGATATTGATTATCAATATTTAATCAAATGGTGGGGTCAATATAATTTTGGGATTGTTCCAAAAGATTGCTTACCACCAAATGGAATTATAGTAGAACAGGATAATAAACCAATTTGTGCTGGTGGAATTTATTTTACAGGTACAAAATTTGGTTTTATGGAATGGATTATAGTTGATAAAACTGTTAATTTAAAACTTGCACATAAAGCATTAAATTTATGTATAAGTCAAATAATTGAGTTTGCTAAAACAAATAATATAAAATTAATTTTTACAGTAACTGCAGCAACAGCATTACATAAACGTTATGTTAAATATCATGGAATGAAAATTGCAGAAAATAATGTAAAAACATTTATAAAAGATTTAGATAGTAATTATAATAATTTTGATTGGGTATCAGAATAAAAAAGGAAAATAAATTATGGCAATTGATGCAAGTGGAAAACCAACAATGACTGGAATGATGGATGCGAGACCAAGAGTCCCGCAAGCACCAGATTTACGTGGATTACAACCAGCAGTTCAACAAGAGCCTAAGAAAATAAAACAACCCGTACAAAAAACTATAAGTCCAAAAGATTCTTTAAAACAGCAATTTCCTGAAGCAACAGACATGGAATTAGAATTTGCTGAAAGATCTAAAAATTTAACGGATGAAGATAAGACAACTTTGCAATCTGTTTTATCTCCATCTGTTAGAATTGCATTAGAAAAAATAATACCAGAGTTTAAACCAATAATGGATGCTTTTGGTACAAATGAACCTAATGTAGTTATTCCTTTATCAGTTGCATCAAACTATGCAATGATAAAATATGGTGGTAGTTCAATAGATGAAGCTATACAAAATTTTACAACAGATTTGTTAGCATCATCTGAAACACCACGTATGATGGAACAAACAACTGTGCCACCTAGCCCAGAACCACAAGGTTTAATGGCTAGCCCACAAACTATGGAAGAAGTATAGAGCAACCCTTATCCATAAGGCACTCAACCCATAAAGGTAAAAATAATGGAACGAGAAAACGAAGTTCTGGAAACAGAACAACAAGAAATTGTTAACGAAGTAAAAGAAGAAAAAATTACTTTAAAAGACGCTAATCCTTATAACAAGAATAAACCTCTTGATGATGAAGAAAAAGCATTTTTAAAAGGTAAATTATCTGATTTTAATAGAGAACAAAAAGAAAAGGCAACAACAGCAACCGAGCAGAAGGACCCTAATGCAACTGAAGAAACTGCAGAAAAGAAAGAAGCAAAAGTTACTCCTCTTACTGAACGCCCTGTAGAAGCTGAAGATAAAATTTTTAAGAAACGTTATGACGATCTTAAAAGACATTATGATTCTACAATTCAAAAACATAAAGATGAATTGAGATCTTTACGTACACAATTAGAATCTTCCGCAAAACAATTTGTTCCTCCAAAATCTAAAGCTGAATTAGAACAATGGAGACAAGAGTATCCTGATGTCTATGACATGGTAGAAACCATTGCAATGACAAAAGCAGACTCTCGTACAAAAGAGTTAGAGGAAAAATATCATTTTATCCAAAAACAACAAGAACAAATTAATAAAGAAAAAGCTGAAGTTGAGCTTTTAAAATTACATCCAGACTTTAATGAAATTAGACAAAATGAAGAATTTCATACATGGGCTGGTAAACAAGATCCTGTTATACAAAGTTGGTTGTATGAAAATACATCCAATGCACAATTAGCAGCTAGAGCTTTAGATTTATACAAAATGGATCAAGGTATTAGTAAGCTAACTAAAAAACAGGAAAATGATGTAAAAAAAGAAGCAGCTAAAGCTATAACTAAAACTAAGAAAAGCGAAGATACTGATATTAAGCCTAAGAGAATTTGGACACTGTCTGAAATTTCTAAACTTAAATCTCATGAATATGAGAAGTATGAAAAGGAACTTGATTTAGCACGTTTAGAAGGTAGAATCCAACAAAGATAAACCTAAAACAAACTAAACAAGGAGAATAACTATGGCTTTTACAAAAAGTTCAGGTTATGGTAATTTACCCTCTGGTAATTTTACCCCACAGATATTTAGTCAAAAGGTTCAAAAGTTCTTCAGAAGAGCATCAGTAGTTGAGGACATTACCAATACTGATTACGCTGGAGAAATTGAAAATTTCGGCGATACTGTAAAAATAATAAAAGAACCAGTTATTACTGTAGCAGATTATGCTAGAGGAACAGCTGTTTCTACACAAGATCTTGCTGATGACCAATTAACATTGGTTGTTGATCAAGGTTCATACTTTGCTTTTAAAATTGATGATATTGAAGAAAGACAATCTCATGTAAATTTTGAAGCACTTGCAACTTCTTCAGGTGCATATGCACTCAAAAAGAGTTATGATTTTAATGTACTAAAATACATTTATGATAACGCTTCTACAAGTGCAGCTAACACAGGAACAGATGCATCACCATTAACAGGTACAACTAATTCTAACACACTAGTGGATATCATATCAGCTGCTAAAACAGTTCTTGATCTTAATGATGTTCCAGAAGAAAATAGATGGCTAGTTGGACCTCCAAAATTTTTCCAACAACTGAGAAAAGCTGATTCTAAATTAATGGATCAATCAGTAATGGGAGAAGGTGGATCGTCTCAAATAAGAAATGGTCTAGTAGTGGATAAACCAGTATTTGGTTTTAACATGTATGTAACTAATTCTATCGTTGCTGGTGGAACTGGTGCTACTGCAAGCCAAACATTTGGAACTGCATCTGGTTCAACTGAACATATTTTCCTATATGGACATATGTCAGCTGTAGCAACTGCTAACCACATTGCAAAAACTGAGTTAATCAGAGACCCTGATTCATTCGCAGACATCGTAAGAGGATTACACGTTTATGGAAGAAAAGTTCTAAGAACTGACGCTGTATTCTCTGGTGTTGTAACATTATAATAGGAGAATAAAATGGCTTCATATAATAGTTCAAATTCTTCTACATTAATACCTGCATCAAATGATAAATTTAGACTAGCATCAGAAGTTGTTGATTTTTCAACTACAACTAATGTTGCTAATGATAATTTTGATGTTATTGGCATTCCAGCTAACAGTTATGTTGTTACTGCTGGTTGTGACGTTTTAACAGTAGATTCTGCTGGTAATACTGGAAAAATCGCAGTTGGCGATTCTAGTGGTGCTGCTATTTACGTTGCTGCTGTTGCACCTACAAGTGCAACTCAGTTAACTCCAGCTAATACAACTGGAAAATGCTATGCATCCGCTAATGACATTAGATTAACTATCACTGATGGTGCAATTAATGCTAAAGTTAGAGTATGGGCAATAATGATTTCACTTGATAAAGGTGGAACTGAAAAAGATACAGAATCACAATCTGTAACTTTTGCTTAATACTAAGTAATTTCTAGGGGGAGAAATCCCCCTGGATTAAAATAGAATTTTTAAATATTATTTATTAAGATTGATTCTTAGTAATAATAGTGATGCTCATAAGAGATCACTCAACCTCGCTTAACAAAGGAGCAAATAATGACATTTAATTTGTCACCATTATTTAATTCACTTACAATAGGATTTGATTCTATGTTTGATGAATTATCAAAAATTCCAACTTCAACTTTTCCACCATACAATATAGAAAAAGTAGAAGATGGTAAATATAAAATAACTTTTGCAGTTGCAGGATTTACTAAAAAAGATATTGAAGTATCTTGCAAAGATAATACTTTAAAAGTATCAGGCAAAGTACAATTTCCAAAAGATGCTGATTACTTATATAAAGGTATTGCAGAAAGAGCATTTAATCAATCATTTAAATTAGCAGACTATACAAGTGTAATTAAAGCTGAAATGAATGATGGTCTTTTAGATATCGAACTGGAACAAAAATTACCAGAAGATAAAAAAGAAAAAAAGTTTAATATATTATAACTAATTTAAGAGTCTCAGTAAAAATTATATGGCAACAACTTATCTAACATTAATAAATAGAGCTTTACGAGAGCTAAATGAAACTGAACTAACTAGTGCAGGTTTTTCTACTAGTAGAGGTGTTCAGACTTCTATGAAAGATTTTATTAATAAATCAATTCATGATATTTATAATGATGCAGGTGAGTTGCCTATATTATTTTCTCAAAAAAATCAACAAACAAGTGTTGGAGTTCAGGAGTACGAATTACCTACTGATATGAGAAAAGTTGACTGGGACTCTTTTTTTATAAAACCAGGAGAATTAATAACAAATTCAGAGTTTACATCTAATATATCAAATTGGACAACATTATCTGGTTCACCAACTCATGTTACAACAGAAAATGGAAGATGTAGATTAAATAACTCTGCTATTTTTCAAGAAATATCTACAGTAAAAAATAGAACCTATAAACTTCAAGTAAGATTACAAGACCCAGATTCATCTGGATCAAGTTTAAAGGTACAAGTTGGAATAACTTCTGGAGGTACAACTAATTTAAATACAACCTTATCAGTTTCTAATTTTGGAGAAGGTAAAGTTTTAACAACTACATTTACTGCAACAGCACAGAATACTTATATTACTCTTGATAATGATGATGCAACAAATTTAGAAGTAGATTACATAAGAGTTTCTGATAATCAATTAAGTTTAAGAAAATTAAATTTTATATCCTATGATGAGTGGATGCAAAAATATAAAGAAAGTGATAGTGTAAATGATGAAGGATCCTATTCTCTTCCTGTATATGCATACAGAAAACCTAATTATACTTCATTTGGATTAAGTCCAATTCCAGATAGAAGTGATTACATAGTACAATATGATTATTATACACTTCATACAGATTTATCTTTAGCAGCAGATTCAATGGCTTTACCAGATAGATTTGGATCCTTAATAGTGGATAGAGCAAAATATTATATGTATATGCTACGATCAGATCCACAACATGCTACTTTAGCAGAAAGAGATTACAAAGAAAAAATAAGATTATTAAAAGTAGATTATACATCTCCTCAAGAGTATATGAGGGACTCCAGAGTTGTATCTAGTAGCACTAATTTAACATTAGGATAAAAAATGAAAATTGATAAAAATTTAAAAAGTTATGGTAATGAATATGATAAATATTCAGATATGGCAGAGACAATAATTTCAGATGATATAATAAGAGATGATCCTAATAAAACAATGCCACCAATAATGCCCGAAATTGATAGAGATATTTTACCTGTAATGCCAAATAGCCCTGGAATGCAAAATCCAAAATTTTTTCAACAATATGCAATGGGTAAAAAACCAAAGGTTGAACCTGAAAAAAAACCTGAGGAAAAAAAGACCAATGAACAAATAAAACGAGAAAGATTAGAGGAATTAAGAAAAGAACTTAAGATAAAATAATAATTATGAAAATAGATAAAAATTCAAAAACTTATAGTAATGATTATGATAAATATTTAGAGGTTAATGAATCTTTACAAAAAGAAGAACCTGGATATTTAGAGGTTGCTAAAGTTATAATTATTGGAGAAGCACCAGCTAAAAGAGCACAAGCTGCAAAGGCAATTAAAACTAAAGATACTAAAACATTAGAAGGAATGACTCTTGGTGATGTTGCAACTCCTAGTGAATTAAAATTATTAAAAGATAAAAATAAAAATAAACCATAAGATAAATGCCAGCAACAGATTTAATATCACCGTTTACTGTTAGTTGTGCTGGAGGTTTAGTTCTTAATAAAGATGTTTTTTCAATGCAACCTGGTGAAGCACTTCAGCTTCAAAATTTTGAACCAGACATTGAAGGTGGATACAGAAGAATTAATGGAACAACAAAGTTTAATAGTAATATAGTTCCGCAAGTATCACTAGCAACTGAAAGAGTTGTAATGAGTGCTATATTTAATGGTCAAGTATATGCTGCTAGGGGAGGAAGTATTCATAGAGGCGGAACAACTGGATCTTGGACTTCTGTTATAACTGGTCTTACAACTCCTGTAAAAAATTATACTCATAGAATTTTAAATTTTGATGGAACTGAAAAAATAGTTATTTGCACAGGTGTTGATCAATTTGCACGATCAATTAATACATCAAATACTGTTACAGTTATTAATGCTGCTAATGCTCCAGAATTTCCTAAATTTGTAGAGGTATTTAGAGATCACGTATTTTATGCTGGAATGTCAGCAACTCCACAAACTGTTACATTTTCAGAACCATTTAATGAAGATGGATTTTTAGCTGGAAGTGGTGCTGGAACATTTAAAGTAGATAGCACTGTTGTTGGATTAAAAGTATTTAGAGATATACTATATATTTTTTGTGAAGATAAAATTTATAAATTAGCTGGATCATCTTCAGCAAATTTTGTTGTGCAACCTGTTAC